TTCTTGATCCGTGCCTTTGAAGCATTCACGAATCTGATCTGGCGATACAGGCTTACCAGAAAGGAGAACGCAAGCAATTTTTTCGTGACGATTGATTTTACCAGTGTGTTTAGACATTTCAAAGTTCCTCATCAAAGTTGATTAAAAAATACCAGAGACTTCATTATAGCACAGATGGTTTTGGTTGGCAACCATCAGGTTCTTTTGTTGCCATAAAGCAACATCATGGCATCCAAAAGACAATCATCCACCGGGTCATGTTTTGTTATCATAAGTTCAGACTTAAAACCTTCATGGCTAACATCAACATAACCGTTTTCGGTGTCATAGAAAATATCGATAGCAGTTCTTACGTCCCGCCACCGGGAGTATGGAAAGACAGGATCAAGCCCCAGTTGTTCCTCAATATCGTCCATGACCAGTTGGTCTAGATTACCTCTTGCCCAGACCCAAGACTTGTTATCTTTAAAAGATTTAGCCCATTCACGAAGCATTTCATAGCCATCCTCAAAGAGTACATCATTTGCATGTGGCCTGAAAGATTTAATCTTTACGTTATCACACTGTTTTTCCCACCAATCAACGGATGATTTAGTAATCGACCTTTTCAACCTTGTAAGTTGATCCTTTGCATTCAATTTCACAAAAAAGGCGGATGCTTTCATCTCATCAAAAGATGGTTTTTTAACAGGATCGAAGTGAACGGCTGCCATCGAAAGGATGGCAGCACTGGACTTCTTACCAAGTGTTTCTACATCAAAGATAAAAATCTTTATCTCCTTTAGAAAGGCAACTCATCAACATTGGTTGTGGCGGTGTTTGCCTCTGCAACCTTAACATCAACTTTCGTGTACAGATCAAGAAACGCCAGTTTGGTTTCTTCATCAAAACGATTCACACATAGTTGAATTGCTTTTTGACGATCTTTAAAGATGCTATAAGTTTTTGCAATATGCACCAGTCGGCGAGTAGAGATAATTTCATCCACACCACCTTCATTAAAGGTCTTGCGAATAACATCAGCCCATTTCACCAGATTCTCGGCAAACTCATTATCATTCAGCAGAGGCTTTAGAATCTTCAGTTCGACGCGAGACTCGGGATATTGTTGTTCAACAGTGATATTGAAACGCTCAAGGAATGCATCGTCAAGAATCTGTGACAAATACTTACCTTCTTCTGAACCACGCCCTTTGGTGTTAGCCGTTGCAACAATATTGAAGCCAGCACTCGGATGAATATACTCACCAGACTTTTTGTTAAAGTATGGTTTACCCTCTAGAATACCTTGCAGGCACATAAGTTTATTCGAACCACGGTCAATCTCATCGATCAGAAGAATTGCACCACGTTTCATGGCTGTGATAACAGGACCATCACGGTACACCACATTGCCATCGATAAGAGTAGGACCACCAATGAGGTCAGATTCATCAGTTTCAATCGATACGTTAACGCGAATACATTCACGTTTAAGATTGGCGCAAACCTGCTCGACCATCAGGGTTTTACCGTTACCTGAAAGCCCAGTGATAAACACAGGGAAAAAGTTTCGTGATTGAATAATGGTCAGAAGATCCTTGTAAAAACCAAAAGGAACATAACCATCATATTTTTCGGGAATAGAAACGTCAACATCATCTTGAAGCCGTTTCTGACGGAGAACATGAACAGTTGCAGACATTTCTACAGTAGCCGTTGGTTGTGGTGCTTCTTGAGTTTGAACAGGCACAACAACAGGATTACCATCAGGAAAATCTGGCAGACGGTAGTTGCCGCGCCCAGCGCGGAACTCTTGGCGAGTTACAAACCAAAAGGGATACGGAACTTTCCGATTCTCAACAACCGCTTGAATGTCATCACGGGTGATAATCGCATTGGGACCAAAAACTTCAGTTGCAGCGGAAACGAAAGCTTTTGCATTCTTGTTCATTAAATTCTCCATAATATTTGACTGTCTCAACATTGTATCACAACTATTTCCTGTTGGCAACTGGTACATTTGCATAAAAACAACATATTTACCTCGATACCAGTCTCTTATCTTATATAAGTAGGTATGTCCAGCCGTTAAGAAACATTACCAATTATTAGATTTACTATTGGACCAAACATCATTGCAAAAAAGGCGATTAAGAATATGGTAATAGCTAAGAAGAAACATGGTACAATTAACAACCATAATAGCTTTTCTATCATTGTTCAACCCTGTAGCAAGAAGCACCGCCACTCCCTCTCAGAGTCACACACTCATACCCACCCTCCCTGAATACAAGGATCTTAGGTTTAACCGAATTATCGAAAATGTGAATAGCCAGCGCGATGAGAACAATTGCGCTGGCAAAAAGAATAAACATCTTACCCATTATAAAACTTCGAATTATTCATACTCTGTGACTCCCTGTTTCATAAAATTTATCCACGGCATCCTCACCAAGCCCATGAAACTTCGCAAACGCTTTGAGCAAGTCTGCTTCGTGTTCTGCATCAAAGATTGCATTGTGAATATCTAGATAACCTGCGCATTGAGCCGCCATATATGCTTCTGAACCAAAACCAAAAACATTATATAGCACATAACGATAAGAGCCCTTCTGTTTAATTTCACCATCAACGATACGGCGAGACATTGCACAGAAAGCCAATAGTTGTTGCTCTTTTGTTAGGGAATACCAGAAATCTTCCTGTTCCTTCTCCATTGCATCAACTACTTTTTGAAATCGTTGGCCAATTTCTGACAATTCGGCCATTGCTTTTTCAACACCGTCATCTTCTTCAGTCATATTTTGGCTCCTTAATTGCAGGCTTTCTTCGCAGAAATTCTGTAAGTTTAATTTGCCAGTTGGAATAACAATGCCTTACGCCAACTGTAATTCTTAGGTAAGGCAAGATAGCACCAACATAAAGTTCATTTGGGTCTAGCCCAGCATCCACGCCAAACGAAAAATGTTCCATTGACCAAACAGTGAATAACAACCAGTGAACACTCCAATTGTTTGCATTCCATTCATCACCTTCTCGGTAATGCCACCGGGGCACCAATGGGCATACATCATTACACCACCATTTGTGCAGCGGATAATGTTCCCACCATTCTTTATCTCTACAAGGTTTTTCTTCACTCATCATGGTGCTCCTAGTTGTTTCTTCAGTTTTTTAATCTCTTGCTTGAGTTTATGATTTTCAAGTTTAACCCAACCCAAATCATCCTGCATTTTTCGCATTTGTTCAGCAAAGTCACGGTCAGCAGGTGTTAGATTTTCTTCTGGTGTGATAATGAACTTACCATGATCCCAGTCAAACCCCATTTGTAAACTTTTCACGGGCACCGTTGGTTGCCCACCCATTGTGGAGTATGGGAGTTTAATCTGAACTACAACTTCTGGATCTTCCCGCATCATTCGTTCTTGGTATACATTCACCAATCGATGCAGTTCACTTAGTTTCATTATTTACTCCAAAATGTTTAGCAATTCTTGCAGCAGCAGTATCAGCACCATAAATCATATCAGCATTTACACCACGCGAATCAGCCACACAATGAGCTTGCTCAATGCATTCTTGCACAATCAACATGGCAAACTTTTCATCACGAATGTCGTGCCAATCGGGATGATATTCGCCTTTCATTAAAAGTTTAGAATCAGCAAAGAGGTCTGCTTGTTCAGCAAGTTCTTGGATTCGTTCGTTCATCATTCAACTCCGAAATATTCTTTGATTCTATATGCTACAGACTTCATGGGAAAATCAGATCCATCTTCCAAAATACATTTATGTGCAACATCACTACATTCCCGAACAATCAACTCGGCGAACTTTTCTGTCCATTCAGAAAGATGTCCATTGTAAATACCACCATTGGTTTGTTTATGAGCCTCAATAAGCAGTTCTTGAATTCGTTCGTTCATCATTCAATCCCAAACATTTTTTGTTCTAGAATCCTTAGATAATCTCGTGCTTTTTGAAAATCTCGATCATACAATGCACGTTCAACCATCATCAGGTCTTGTCGAAACTCACCATAGATGGCTTCAATCACTTGGCGCTTGGTACGGTGAATTGCTTCTTCTAGTGAATCACCGCCTTCTTGGAGAAGGTCAAGGTCACTTACATGGACCTGAGAACCAATTGTGACACTGATTCGATATTGTTTAGCAATACCTTCAGTTCCTCTTAGGTCTTGAATATGTGACTTGATATTGAA